CCCCGTCTAAGTATATTCCTCGCAGGGAATCTGGGTTGTCTGCACCGTAGAGGCTTATGCGCCTTCCGTAGAAGTCTACCCTGAGTTCGCTGATGTTAGCCGTTGGGGTCAGGGGTTCCGTAAACTTTAGCAGGTAGTCAAACGCCACCCGCTTTGCCTGAGAGTAGGTAGGGGCAACGTAGGCGTACCGTGGGCTTTCCTTGCCGCAGAGCATGGCTGCGCGGATAAGGTGGTTTATGGCAGCAACAGTCTTGCCGAACCTACGATGGCATACAGCCACCGCGAACCTATTAGCCTCCAGCGCATCGTGAACCAGAAGCTGTTGGGGTCTTGGCGCATAAGGGATTGTTACTTCTGCCACGAAATCTTCAACTCTAGCGGAGTGTCCTTGTCGCCCACCACCTCTGTCCTAGCAAGTTTGGGGATGTGGTACTCGGCTAACTTCTGCATGATGTCCAATGCCTTGTCGGGCTGGGGCTTTATGCCCTTGACCTCGTCCCCATCCGCTACGGATGTGAGCCACTTGTCCATGTTCTCGGCGTTACGCTCTAGTAGGTTGGCTATTGCCTCCCTTACGATACTTGTGGACTTGTTAGGCACTCCCGCAGGTCTTCCCTTTCCCGCGTTGGGTGGGAGTCTGCGTTCTGTAACTTCTTCTACTTTACTGATTTCCATGTCCGAATCCTTAATGGTTGTTCGGTATAAGTTGTTATTTTACAACAATTTCATTATATCCAAGTTCGTATGGGTATCCCTCTGTTGAGAGGGTTCTGGCTTTTACTTTTTTAGACAAAATTTCATAGTCTCCGTCTAAAGTTCTTTCGCCGTGTAATCTTGCGTATTCTTTGCTTGGGGTTACCCAATCGCCATCATTGATGTCTTTTACGCCCTTTGGTACTGCCCTGTAAATAGTAACATCTGAGTCTGGCTTTCCTTTTACCCGCAAAGCCGACATATACCACTCTGAATCAACTTTTGAATCACCTAAACCATACAAACGCTTACCTTCTTGAGAGTAAACATTGGAAGGCATAATGCCTTGAAGGTTGTCAAATGTTGCGCCATAAACATCTGCTTTAGGTGCTGTATGAGAACCTTTGTAAGGTTGCTCTAAAAGACTTTGCTCAACCTGTTGTGCTTCTGGAGGCAGTTTTGCACCAAGTTCGTCTCGTTGCGCCCTTAAGTTTTTGTATTCATTTAATAACGACGAGTTTGAACTTTCTTGTTGCATCCTCTTATACAACTCATCTACTTTATTAGATATTTGTTGATAAGTTTGAGTTAAATCTGACCCAGTTGCTTTTGTCATACCCATCTGAGCAAGCCCCATAGGGCCGTTCATAATCATATCTGTCAGCTTCGCCAAAGCCTCGGGGTTCTGTAACTGGGTTGGCCTTGTCGGGTCTGGGAACGCCTCCCTCTGCAACTGGTCGGCTCGTTGACCGCTTTCAATGATTGACTGCGCGGTTAGCCTAGCGCGGTCTGCCAAGGTGCGTTGGATGCCCCGTAGAACCGCTGGGAAGTCCTGCGTGTCCTGTGGGAGGGTGGGATAGAACATCCCATCATACGGGTACGCCACTTACAGTCCTAGTTTTGCAATAACACGCTTGGCGAGTAATTTAATGTCTGACCACAAGGCTTGTAACTTTTCCATGTCAATCCTTCCTGAGTATGACTTGCAGGGCATCTACGGCGCGAGGGGTTCTTATGACGGTCTCTGTGGGAACCTTTTGCTCCCGCATCTCGTGACCCAAGTCCGAAAGCTCGAAGCCCATCTGCGTACAGGTGAACTTCTCCTCCCAGTTTAGATACCAATGCCAGTCTGTGTAATATAAGAATGAGTTTTCGTTGAACGCCCGAACGTGTGTCGGGTCTTGCCACGCGCCTAGACTTAAATCGTAGGGCACATGGATGTGCATCTCGCCTCCCCGCTTTAGCAGGTCTCGGCAGTTAGTCATCGCTGTCACAAGGTCTGGGATGTGTTCCAAAACATCGTTGGCGATAATCTCGGTAAACATTCCCTTCTCTACCGGGAACCGCCCTAGGCGGGTGTCTATCACCTCGCCCCACGGGACTTGTGTAATGTCTAGCACCCAATCGGGTTTCTTCTGCGGCTGAATGTCAGCGTTTATGCAGTCCTTGCGCCAATCTTTCCCAGACCCAAGGTTAAGTTTTACGGTAGACAACTATGAAATCTCCCCAATGGTTGTCTAGTAACTTTGTGTACTCGACGACGCAATTATAACCGTTGCGCTTTGCCCACTTGAGTAAGGCTTTGGCTGCGTCTGGGTAGAATCTCCAACAATCCTGCGGGAAGGCGTGGTACTCGCCTCTGGACGGGGCGTTTAGGTAGAACAACCCACCGGGCTTTAGGATTCTTACGCCCTCTAAGAAGGTTAGCCAGAACATCTCTGCGTGTTCAAAACAACTACTTGTCACGACAATGTCCGTACAGCCGTCGGGCAGGGGAAACTTGTACTCGTCTTCTAGGACTATATCCACGCCGTTAGCAGGGGAATAGTCTATGCCCGTATAGGAATAATGCTTGGGGCATACGTCTCGCAGCGAACCGTTGACAATCTGAGACCCTATCTCGACCACAGAGGCGGTCTCTAACGGGAAGCGGTCAAAGAACCTGTTTGCCTCCTCTAGTGCGCTTGCGTGCATTACTTGGGCTTATATCTCTCTTTTAGCCTTGTGCCGAGCGCCTTGAGGTCTTGGAGGTCGGCTTGGTTTTGCGGGACTTTGGCTGCCCAGCGTTTGAACTGGAGCGCGGCTGGCGTGGCCCTGCCTTTTTCGTCTTTAAGAGGGTGACCTGCGCTGAGAGCTTGGGCTGCTTTCCTGTAAATGAACTTGGCGCGGTCGTACTTGTCGCCTGTTGAGGCTCCTTTGAGCGACCGAACAGGTGCGCGAACATCTCCACCAGACCGATTATGTTCGGCCATTTTTTTCGTAGTTGCTCTGTCATACGCTTCAAACCTCTTTGCGGCTTCCTTGAGTTTCATTTCTTGGCTTGCGCCCCGCGCATATTGGCGAGCAGGGAGGGGTATTTAGTACCCGTAGACTTGGCGAACCGCTTGGCGGCAGCCTTCTGGTTGGGGCTGAGAGCCTTGGGCTTGCCTAACTTCTTGGGTCTGGCCTTCTCGTAGACTTCCTTCATTTTTTCACCTTTGCGGGTAGTTTCTTGAGGCTAGACTGCCCTTCCTTGACCATCTTCTTGGCTACCTTCTGGGGGACACCCGTAGCCTTGGCGACCTTGGGGGACGCGGCTGCGGCGAACATTAGTTTGGCTTGCTGCTTGGAACGAAAGGGCATTTTAATCTCCTGTTGGGCAGTTAAAGAAGTCGTTAATCTTCTTCGTCTTCTTCCAAGCTCTCGTAAGCGTCGCAGACGTTTTCCTTGGAGCATTTGAATTCGTAGACATCGCAGAACACCTCGTTCTTGCCCAGCCCACAGCCCTTCAACTTCATCCCGTACTCGCAGTTCCCGCACTTGGACTCGCCCTCGCTAGGGCCGTATTTGGCGGTCAGGATGGCTTTTTGCTTGTTGCCCTTGTTGATGGTCTCGTCCTGCGTCGCAAGCGGACACTCGCCGCCCTCGTCTAGCAGACCGCCTTCCATCTCCTTGGACTCCCTTGGTTTCCCAAGTAGCCCAATCATAATTGTCGGCCCCTTCATTTCTTGGGAGCGTACTTGCCAGGTGCTTTTTTAGCGGGCTTGGCGGGCTTCATTGGCTTTTTTCCGTACATGGTTATCACCTTATAAGAAAACCCCCCCAGCTTTTGACTGAGGGGGTTTGAGGGCTTGAAGGAGTAGGCTGAGGAGGAGGCGCACTACTCCACCGATGATTCTACTCCTTTTTGTTGAGTTTTTGCAACATATCCCCAGATATTTTTTCGCCCTTTTTCTGCGGTTAGTTGCACCCGTTCTATCTGCCCAGATTTGAGAAGGCTTGCAAGGGAACCGGAACAGATACCTGGCTTCATGTCCAACGCCGTCTTGATTGCGTTCAGGGTTACGGGCTCCTTCGAGTTGAAGATTACCTCGTAGATTCTAGTCGTGTTTTTCATCGTCTCGTCCTGTAACCGGCGATTGCGAGGGCGATGGCTGCGTAGAGAACCAGCGCTTCTGTTGACAATCCATGCACTTCCATTGTTTGTTTCCCTTTCTGATTATGTAACTTCCGTTTTCCTTGTTCCTGTCCCGTTGGCATGAGAAGCAAAACTTAGTCTTCAGCACGTTGTCCATCTTTAGGTTCATCTCTACGAACCCTATAAAAGGTTCGCGCACCGACTCTGACTTCTTCAACTTTGCCCTCCAGTAGTAACGACACGCAAGCGTTGTAAGCCTTGCTTTTGCTGACCGAGAACCTCTCTGCCAGGTGGGTTGGGTGAACTGGCTTCACGCTCGCCAGAATGTAATCTTCGATTTTCATCTTCTACCATCTTTCTATATCTTTTCATGGACTCTCTTAAGTCTGTTTTGTCTGCGGGAATGTAGGTAAACCTACTCATCTATCCCTCGCGCCCACTTGTAGATTTCGTGTGCTGAGTTCTCAATCTCCTGACATAGCGTCGTGATGGTGTCTCTGTCGGGAGCGTACGAGTTAGCCATCTCATGCTGGAGGCGATTGCCCAGACTAATAATCTTAACCGCGTGTTCACTCTCATACATGATTCATCCTTTTCAGTCGTTTGTTAATCTCAGCCGCTAGTTCCTCTACGTCGCTGTAAACATCCGAACCCCAGAGATTACAAGACTCCGCAATTGATTTGAGTTCTAAG